ATATGTGCCTCCACCTGATTTGTGAACATCTTTGACAATTTTTGCACAATCTCTAACAATTAATTCTGCATATTGTTCCAACTCTGATCTAGTAAAAGTCCATGTTTGAAGTGTTGGTTGATCTTTAAGAACTTCTAATGCGAATTCAATTGCTCGTTCATTCATGATTTTTCCTTGATTTTCGTTCTTTGATTGCTTCATCCAATTCTTCAATCTGTTTCATTCGAATATCATCCATAATATTCCAACCAATATATTCGCACGTTATATTTCGTTGTGTCATTTTCCATAACGTATCACGATACTTTTGCAATGCATCGATCACAACATCATAATCATCATCATCTTCATTCATCGACACACTTCTATCGTAGCACCAGGATCTTTCCAACACGCATTACGATATTGATACACAAAAGCACAAAGATTATCGTAATTACCCCAACCGTTCGATGGATTAAATTGTTTAAACCGATCAGGTTCACTGAGTAGTATGTTCCAACCTTCGTCCAGCAATTCTGCAATATCCTTGGCATATACTAGATCGTGTTGTTCATCAGGACGCCATAGCACATCGTATAGTGAGAGTCCATTAGACAATTTGACTTCAGATGCCATCTTGCTCAAGTTATGAGTAATGTTGTTGTCATAGACTGAGACAGGTTTATCCACCATTAAGTTTACGGTCAAGCTCATTAAGGTTTCCTTCCTTGTTGGACAACATCAATTTGTCTAAATTTAAGTTTGGCCTTTTTGGCATAAAACCTTGCTCGTCCCAAGCTGGTAGTGCTAATCAAATTGCCCCAGCTGCCACCAACTTGGTCGATAAATTTGCCTAAATTCACGTAGTATCTAGTTTTGGGCTCACAATGGTATTTGATCATTCTTCAACTCTAAAATGTTCTTTAATCAGTTGTGCAGTTTCCCAAAGTGGATCAGCCTCATGATAACTGTACTCGTGTCTATTAACAATATCAATACATTCTTGCACAATCAACTCAGCGAACTTTGCAATTCCGACATCATTCATTTCTATGGTCTGGCCACTCCAGTCACCACATTGTTTGGCCATTTCAATAATTCGTTCGTTCACGATTCAACTCCGAAATGTTCTTTAATCAATTGAGCAGTTTTCCAAAGCGGGTGATCCTCATATTTGATTATATTCACTTTTTATCTACTGCCACTGCCCAATTGCCCCTAAGACCAAAATACAATCCGCCTGCCCACAAACTAAAATGTAGGTAGTCGGTCATGGCAAAGACTACTAGGTTTTCGGGCTTGATCACAGTCCAAATTACACCAGTAGCAATACAGCACATTACAATGCCGCTGAAACGGGTAATCATATCACCCATGACAGCAACAGTCGAAATATCCCGTATGCGAGGTACAGTGGCCAACCCGCCTATCAGTAAACCAATTCCAGCGGATAATTCACCATAGGCCACAAACCACCAAACTAGTGCAGGAAGACCAAACCCGGCACCCATGGCTGGATCAAATGGCAACTTGCTGAGTCCTTGACTGATAAACACCAAAGCCAAGGGAATTCTCAGCAGAATGTGACTGAGTGCAAAGTCTGGAAGTCGTTGCCAATAATTTTTAACTTGTACGTTCATATTACTTTAGTGTGGCGGTATAGGCAGCAATATTGGCAATATCAGCGGCAGATAGTTGACCCGCCTGCCCCCACATGAGTTGGCTTTGGGGCCCAACCTGTTGCTTGTTCTTGTAGGCGGTGAGTTTTTGTACAATTACTTCAGGTTTTTGACCTTGTAGTTTTGGACCAAGGCCGCCCTGTCCTTGAGCACCATGACAGGCTACACAGGTGGCATATTTGGTTTTACCTGCACCTACATCCTGTGCCACAACATTGGTAGATGCAAGACATAATGCTGCTAGTATAATTGAATATTTCATTTTGATTCCCTTTTTAATGATAAAAACTATATATTATTTATTGCTGTTGAACCTTGATAGATTAAACTATCCAATGAACCAACACTATCAAAGTGACTACAAACACTATAGCCATTACAATACCTGTGGCGATAACTACTAATGGATTGAGTTCAGCAACATCTTTTTGATATTCTGATGTTTTCCTAATGCCTAGAAATGACCATAATACTGCTTGGATAGTTCTTAACAACATTAAGATCCGTGGTGCCTATCTTTGGGTAATTGTTGTGCTAGTTGATCTCGATAAGCCAATTTAGGATCGTTCCAAATATTACGATTATTCCATTCATTGATCTTGGCTTGCCGTTCTTGATCAGTCAACTCATCACAGCGACTGCTACGGTCTGGCATTCTCAAAAAATCTACGGTGCCTTCTCTAGGCCCATAAGTTCGTTCAACCTGTTTAAACACGGTCCAAGTAGCAAAAGCCATGCTGACAACAGCAATGTGTCCAAACATGTTATAGCCTATGGTCAACTGCTCACCGATATATAAACCAAATGCCAAACACCAAAAGCAGGCTAATAGCACACTAGCAAAATATCGTATATAAGGGGGAGCATGACGCAAGGGATTGACGTTGGGATCTAACAGTTGTCGAAAACTTTTTACAATCAACAGTAAGAATTTAAATAGTCCAAACATGATTAATCCTCCTTTCCACAGATTTCAGGATACAGAAAATGACTGCACACATTACTATACCCATACTGTTTGTCTTTGATGCTGTAAAGCCCTAATCCAATTAAAATGGGCAAAACAACAACTATAAAAGTAGCGACTAAGTATTTCATAATTTAACTCCAAAATGTTCTTCAATATTGGCTATAGCGGTTTCAACGGTCCACATAATATCTTCGTTTTCAAAGTTGCTTACGCCAATTAGTGCGATTTGACTAATACACTTTTGTATGATCAACTCGGCGAACCTTTGAAAATTATCACCTTGGATGTGCAGGTCTACTTCGGAAAATTCAGCCTCTTCCGCTAGTTCTCGGATTCGTTCGTTCATTTTAAACTCCAAAATGTCTTGCAATTGCCAGTCCTACCCAATCAGCACCTAATGCCTGTTGATCTTCGCCGTCTGATTCAAGAGCATCACGGAGAGCGTCAGCCTGTGCTAAACATTCCTGAACAATTAACTCGGCGAACTTAGTTAGTTCATCAGGAGTGAAGGTATAAGATTTAGGATCTTTTGGAAAGTCCCATTCTTTTTGACCGGCACAATCAATAGCAAATTGTTTAATAAGGTAGTTCATTCTTTATACACTAGAGATTGAGTTTCTTGCAATGTTTTTGGACAGACAAAATGCATAATATCACGGCCAATATAATCTTCCTCAACATTGAGGAATTCTACTTCATCCACATAATGTTGCTCTTGACACTCGGCGCAACGTACATAAAACTTAGTTCGCATATCTAAATCCTTTTGTTATTAAAGTTTGGCAATCAACTGATTGTGAATCAGATCCATCTCGGCCTGTTCTACGTAGAAGTCCGTTCGCGGGTCATAGTACTGACCCTCTTTCGTATCATAGTACAGAACTCGACCTGAGAAATTGAACGGACCTTCAAGGCCCTTACGGGGACCGTATTTGGTACGCATCTCGTCCATCTGAAATTTGTCTGCCAAAACTTTGTAACCCACGGTGTTCTCCTTGTATGCCTGATTAGGCTTCAACAATGTAAGGCTTATCCCACTTACCAACATTGACATCAATGTACCAACCCACATCAAAATAGTCAGATTGAATATCTGAATTGTCGTGGTTGCCATCGTTCATGGCTACAATTACTTCCTTGAGGAAAGACAATGCAGCACCATCATAGTGATCCTTGTACCAGTACGGGTTAACATCACAGTAGCCCGAGGTGTTCGGTTTGAAACCACGAGAAACTTGGTAAAAATCATTACCACACACTTGGTTGCTGTTGCCGATGAAATCAATTTTTCCCGACTTCAGGGTGAGAACCAAGGTACTGTGATTGCGAACACTTAGCGAACCCTTGACACCATACTTGGTCAAGATTGCCTTGATTGTGGGGGCCAATTTCGCTTTACGTTCCTGATTGATATAAGCCATTTGTTTCTCCGTTTTCTCAGTGTATGAATCTATTATACAGAGGAATCCAATTATTGTCAAGTTTTAACCAAAATACGGTTGCACATGATCAGGACCTTTTGGCGTAATTACATGCTCCAGTAAGATTCGCTAGCGGGGTTACAACACCATGGAGTATCCTCAGCAATCTCAACATCCTTACCAGTCATCAGGTTCTTGACGACCTTAGTACCAACCGGGCCATACTTGAGTTCGAACCAAGATTCTTCCACAAAGTTGTAGACAAACTTACCTACGTTCCGATTAGCACAGGTAGCACTACGCTTGGCACCTGCCTTGGTCTTGAAATAACGCTTGTCTTGATGCGGAAATTCAGTGTGAAAAACAACAAACATTTTCTGCTCCGTTAGTTAACTGTCTATGTATAAATTATATGCCCAAAACCATTTATTGTCAAGCCAAAAAAATACCCCCTTTCGGGGGCGTTGGGTAATGAACCCTTACTTCTTGACACCTGCGTTAACAAAGCCGTACATTTTTTCTGCTGTGGCTAGTACTTGCTCAAGTCCTGGAAACTGTGGCATACCAATTGTAGTAACAACTTGTCCTGATTTTTCATCACGCTGTGCCGAGATTTCCCAACCGTGGAATTTAGCGTGGTATTCCTCCATCATAAGGCTTTTGGCCATATCGAGGATTTCTGTGCGGATTTCATATCCGTTCTTATTGAATTTAACTTCGGGAAGTTTTGGTGTGTAGTCTGACATTTTATTTCTCCTATGTGTGTGTAATGTCAATCCGTAAAGTGGATTAGTCTTTCTTTGGAAAGTATCTGGCTGTGATACAATCCATAGAATAATGAGTAAGATCAACTGCATTATCGGTCAGCATCTTGGCAAATTCTGTTTGACTGTTGATATAATTATGAGCAGCCCGATTTAGTGTGGGATCTGTAATAATTTTATCAGTTAAATCACGCTTGACACCTTGAAATGCATCAATAAAAAATGCTGCATTCATTGTGGGCTTGAACCATGGTAGTAAGGGATTAATCATAATGTAATATTTATCTTATTTAAATTTCTCAGGGAAATTTTAAATTTCCCATTCTTCATCTGTAACAGGTTACATTATGGATGCACTTCAAAGTTTTTGGGATCAAACCGTAAAAAATAGCATAATGCAATAACGAAGTTCAACAGGTTCATAGTTCAATAATAGTGATGAATGTTATTACGTTTGCGATATTCATAAATAACTTCGCTCCAAACTTCTAACCATTCATAAAATTTGTGGATATATTTCATAACGCGCTCCGTGTATCGTAGGTGAACCGTCTAATGAGGTTATCAACGTCCCCGCCGTGTTGGGGGTTGTGGGCAGCAATGAATCGTTCTAAATCTGTTTGATGTGAAGTAAAACGATCTAGTAAATTAATAAATTTATTAATTAATGTTAACATTATATGTTTCCTTTTGTTTATTAGTAGTCACTTATGGTTTCTACTAATGTATTTAGTCCTAAATATTGCGGTGCAGCATTTTAAGTGCTAAAAATGGGGATAATTATCCCCATTTCGTGTCGTACTTTCTAAGTGCTAAGTACCTAGATAACAATAATCTAAATTTAATATAATCATTAAACTTATATTCTATTATCTTTTTTGGTGTGAAAATATGACGACGGTAACCTGATTGTAAGTCTAAGTCTTCAATAGTAGTACCGTCATCATCATCATCAAAACAAAAATTACTTAGCTGCCGGTGCGACTGTGGTAGCTGGCGCAGTAGCCTTTGCGTCGGCTTTGGCAGGAGCCTTGTCTTCACTTTTTGCAGGCTTTACAACGTCATTCTTATCCTGTTTGGTAACTGCATCTACTTTAGCAGGTGCAGCAGCAGATGCCTTAGCAGGAAGCTTAAGCTCAGTAGGAGCAGCAGCAGGTGCAGCAGCAGGGGCCTTAACAGGCTCAGAAGCAAAAGCGGTAACAGCAAAAAGACCAGAGATCAAAGTAGCGATTGTTTTCATTTGGTTTTCCTTTATAAAAAATGAAATGTAGAATTTTGCATCTACATATATATTAACGTGCGAGATACAGATTCCGTTGACAGATTCTAAAAACTTTTTGCCCAATATAATCATAAATACTAGATGTTATACATAGCCTATCAAGGCATTTTCGATGGTAAAAATTTCGAGAATGCAAATACACCAAAGCAGATTACAAATGCATTCAACGCTGGTTACTCCTGCATGGTTGATGTATGGAGAATAGATGGTATATTGTACCTTGGTACTACTCAGCCAACCATTGAAGTAACTCCAAAATATCTACAAAGTAAAAGATTTTGGATTAATGCCCTCAATACCGAAATGCAAGAATGGATAGTTACTCAACCAACCAAACTATATCCAAATTATTTTTGGTTTAATAATGTTAATGAAAATAATCCAACTACTGCTAGTGGTGGGCAAATTATAACTCCAGGAACCATTCCCATAAATAATTCTAGTATTATTTTCCTTCCTGAAATTAATGATCGCGGATTATTGAGTACAGTACACTTACGGTGTTATGGCGTGTGTAGCACATTCTTATCATTTATTAAAAGAATGCGTAATGAAGGTGTTTGGTATTAACGACCTCTACCAGTTCTGCGTACTACACTAGCCCCGCCAAAACCTTTTGTATTTGGCTTAGGAATTTTAGGTTGATTGTATGCCTGATTCTTTTTAGTAGGTAATGTAATTTTTGGTTTCTTAATTTTATCTTCTTCTGTCATCTTTTCACCTTTATAGATTCTAAATAATTTGGAATTGTACCGTATAAACTAACCATCATTGCAATTTTACTGTCAAATAATTTAATGCGTGGTTTATCTGTTGGATGTTTTCTATTTGCATCTATATAATAAGGACACTTAATCTTTTTATTTAAATCCAATAAGTATTCGTGCCATTTACCTACAGGAGCCAGCAAGTCATATTCATAGTATTCAATTTCTGCTAGTAAAAATGCAGATAATCCTTCTTCTCGTAATCTAAGACCTTCTTGTCTACCTGTTAACCACCATTTAAATATAATTTGCTCTATATCTAAATCACTGTCATTAAACAAGTGTTTAGGTATTTCTGCTAATACAGCTTCAGTAATATATTGTTTAACCGATTTACGCGGAGTCATTTGGGTAAACGCACGTCCCTGAATTCATAAACACTACAGTAAACAGGTCTGTTTTAAACTGTGTATTCAATCTGCGACATAAATTTCTAGCGTGACCCGGATTAGAAAAACTTGTTTTTTTATATTTAGGTGTGGTTTCATTATCTAAGTAATGTTGAGATTTAAAATTTATAGGTTGGTTGTCATAGAATACGGCCCAAATACCAAATGCTTCTACAATTTGGTCACACTTATATGTAGTTTTGTCTACTATCTCTACTAATACTTTTGGTTTAGTCCTACTCATTTAAACTTGCCACCTTTAATTTCTATTTTAATATCTTCTGGTACATCTTTTTTCTCATTACTTTTATTATAAAAATCAACAAGGATACTTGCTAACTCATCACGCAATATTCTAGCTTCACTAATTGGAATTACAACATCTTTAGAATGTTTACTTTCCATTAATGAAACCTTTTCGATAAACCTTTTAATTTGAATCATAAGGTATTTATCAAGCTCTCTGCCTCATCCTTTGAGAGGAAAGGTCCTAAATATTTATAACGCTGAATAAAAATATACTTTGGACAAAATACAACTTCATTTTCTTGAAGTTGATTGATGACAAACCAACCGGCTGCGTAATAGCATTTGCTTTTTCTAGTTTTGGTAAACAAATGTAGTTTACGTTTAATATCTAAAATAGAATTATAAAATTTGGCTGGAGTTGGAAAATTATAAAAAGGTAAATCTGATTTAATCTTTGTCTTTAAAGATTCAAATTCAATTAGTGTATATTTTTTAATATCATTGGTAGTTTTAAAAAAATGATTACTACCATTTAGTTTTAAATTATACCCTGACTCTTCAGCCGTTACGTTACCAACTTTTTTCTCACCATCGGTAACTACCCAATATTGATTTTTAATTACTGTTTTAGCAATTAATGACTTATTCATTTAAACTCCGTTCTTCACAAATATTTCCTTTATAAGGATTGTTGAGCCATTTGGCATAAGTTTCAGCCTGCTCACTAATTTTAGTTAATTCATATTTTCCACAGAATCGCATAAAATGCACACCAACTTGTGGAGTAGTATTTATACGAACTTCGGACTTGATACGTTGATCCACTTCAACTTTAATATCTTCAGGCTGTGCTGTCAAGTCAATTAGGGTACGATTGCGTTCATAGCAATCCCTAACACGATGTTCAACACCTTCATGATCTACCCAACGTTGAAGCATCATATTATTCCATGAAAATCCTTGTTTTGTGCGGTCAGCATATGCTTCAATTAATCCAACTTTGTTTTTACTACCTTTAGTCCGTACACCTGGATAGGCAGAGAATACATTATCAGTAGAATCACCACGCATACATTTTTCAAAAAGATGAAATTGTGGATCACCTAATACTTTGGGTTCTTTTGTTTTCTTATCTAGAACCAACCTTCCTTTTTCATCATGATATCCTTCGGTAGTGATAAGTTGGTTACTAATACCGTTGTATTGACTGACGTTTTCATTAATAAGTTGAATATAATCAGTGTCAGAAGAAATAATGTAATGCGTATCATCAGGATGTAAATGAATAAAACGGGCAATGATATCATCAGCCTCAGCCCGTTCATGCCTGAGTACACTGACATTGGTTTTTTCACGCAAGAATTTGGTAAACATATCATATGTTTCCCAAAACATCCTGTTTTCTTCAATGTCCGCTTCAGTCATAGCGGATTCATCAAGTTTACGATTTGCCTTATATGGCTTGTAGTAATCTTTCCTCCATGACCTTCCTTCGGTGCAAAATACAACGTGATCAATTTTAAATTTTTTAACTACCTGATTTACACTTGCAAGTGTAAGATGTAGAGCCATTCCCACCTTCTCTTCCACTGTACTATTGCGGCTAGCGATATGCCGAGCACGAAAGAAGGTATTTGCAGTATCAATAAGTGCGTATTTCATTTGTGTATTATATATTACTATTTAAGAAAATGCAATAGCATTGGGTACTCGTCCTCCCTTTTTGTTTGCAATTTTTTTCAATGCCGCATGCAATTCAGGATACCGATTATTATAATCCTGATTTTTCATTGTCACAAGCCTATGCACGTTCGGACAAATCGTCACCAAGTTCAATGGATCATTGTTGAAATGATTACCATCGAGGTGATGAACATCTAAACACATTGGCCAAAGCATTTTCATTTCAGCTTCACTGATTTTGCATCCCATAATTTTCTGAAATCCTTCCCATGCTGAATGAAAACAATTTGTATGTCCATCTTTACCTGTTTTGCAAACTTCACAATGGTCTTTCTTGAATTGCTTGTAGGCGTCATTTTGAACAGTGGTGCTATGTGAAAGATATAAATCGGGTACTGGTCCTCCATTGAACACTTTTTTCAAAATGAATGCAGCACCTTCTTCTTTGCGAAAAGTATCAGTTTCAATAAATTGTTTTACATCACCATTGAGTAGTTTGCTATCTACCGGAACATGGACAATAGAAGAACTATGTTCAATATAGTATTGAGCAACAAAACGTTTTTGTTCGTTAGAGCAAGCATAACCATTAATGGTATCTGCGGCAATTCCATGGTTAACAAAATTAAACTTCATACGTGCCGCACGTCCTGCAGTTTGTGAATAATTATTAGGAATAGTGCCTGAAGGATCACGCCCAATGATAACATTGTTGATTTTGACAAAATCAACTCCTGCATAACCGCTATCAATTACCACCAATACAATGGGTTTATCATGTTCTTTAGATCCACGCTGAACTCCTTCATCCATATCGCTAATAGCAGCGCCGTCAAATTCTTTACTGTCACTTGTAGATATAAACAATTTGAATCCATAGTTTTTGCAAACTGTACGAATTTGATTGATGTACACATCAAAATCAAGCCCATTAGTTGCACCGCGTCGTCCAATACGTGCTAACACTGCCGGATACATTGGGATAAAATTTTCTTTAGCCTCTTTCCAAGTATCGGGTGTAATTAGCTTAATTAATTCTCCGATTCGTTGACATTGCAAATTAAAATACTCAAGCCCTTTGAACAATGTATCTTCATTATCTAAATATGAAACCATATCATAAAAGGGCGTAGTCAATACATCGCGGGGCATTGGGTCGAGATAAATGTTATTTGTTTCTCCTAAATAAGTATGCATCTGTTGACTGTTAGTCGGAGTAGCAGTTAAGAATAATACTGCGGTATTAGTCATCAATGATAACTTATCTAAAGTCACCGCTTCAAAATCTTTGATACGCTGACCTTTGTCAGCTTTTGTATCTTCTTCATTAATTGTACCGAACATAATATGTGCTTCATCCACAATCATCAAGTCTACTAGACCACTTGTAGCTAAGAAAGCATGATTGCTATTAAAATATTGTGCGGTCATAAAGATGACAATAACATCACCGTCTAGAGCGGCGCTCTTGCCTTCTGCAATTTTTTCTTGTATGTCATCAAGGTCTTTTTGATAATAAACCCTAATTTTTGCACCGTTAACTGTTTTATTGTTAAGTGCATTATATGCGTTTCGGTATGCTCCTTTGACAACTTCTTTGCGAGGTGCCATGAAACCAATTACCCGTTTTTGTGGATAAAATGTACGAATGAATTCCGGAATCAACGCTTTGATTGAAACTGTTGTTTTACCTGAACCAGTAAACGCATTAAGCACCATTTTCCTAACATCAGTTCGTTTATAAAACTTGTCAAGTTGGTTGACAACCTGTTGAACCAAATGCTTGTGTTGGTTCACTGACAGTACAATATCAGAAACGAATGGATTATATGTATTTTGAAAGATGTTTGTCATGATAAAAAACTTCAGATGTTGAACAAGAAACTACATTGTAGCGTGTTTACCAATATTTGTCAAATTTTTCCCTTAACTGACCTCCGTACGACCGTTGCCCAAATCTTTGGTTCTGATGTTACGCATGTCTGACATGCCCCTCATGTCGGGATCAGCCTGTTGCTGTTCGTAGACTTCTAAAGCAATATTGCGACACACGGTTTGAAACCACCGATCCACGATAACATCTTCGGTATCCTCATCTTTTTTCTTGTAGCCGGCTCTAATAAGATTTAGAATGAACTTGTCATTCCAATCCAGCTCAAACGCTCCGTTATTCACGTTAGTTGAATCAATCTCCATACTGACAACGTGAATATATGGTTCACCATTTTTAGTTGCCAACTCTTTGGGAGTAAGTTTAACTTCTTCCTTAGGAGCACGAGGCTTAGGTTCTTTCTTAACGGGTTCTTGAACTTGTGGTTCGGGTTTTTTCTGAAAAAGCTTCTTTAATTTATCAAACATAACTTACCTTTTGTTTGTACCTATCAAGTAGTTTAAAACTAGCAAGGTTCTTGGCCTTGCTCTCGCACATGATATCAAATTTATCATAGAAAGTCAAGGCCCAATCGTTCACAGCATCATTCCAATAATATTCGGAATGGGCCCTAAGTTTTTGTTTATTACTACCAGACTCAATCAGTGCATGATGATTGGGTAGTGTGTCTCGGGCATGGTCAACAAGATAGTCCTCACGGCTAACAGAGTAGTGAAGAGTAGGCCTAACACCGCGCCAGCTATCAATAATTTTTTGAATACGTGGATCATTTGCGTTAATGTACTCGCCTGTTTTTACCCAATGATGATGTATGTCTAAGACCAAAGCACAGGTATCTACCAACTCTAGGCTAGCCTCGATACCCCATGAGATTTCGTCGTTTTCAATGGTGATTGAATTTCTTGCTTCGGGGGATAAGCGTCCAACCACGTCCTTGATACCTTGTGGACCGCGTTTACCCGAGATGTGTACGTTGATTTTAATGTCTTGGAATTCCTTGCCGTATCCCATAC